ACGGAACGAAACCCAGGGCGCTTCAACAGTATGTGCGTCAACCCTGACCACTTACAACAGGTGACCAGCCGCGAGAACATCGCGGAGATGCTGGCCCGAAACGACTACATCCGCCGAATCGCGGAGCTCGAACGGGCACTCGCAAAAGTGCACCCAGACCACCCTCTGCTCGCCCAAGCCCCACTCTCCGGAGTGGTAAGGGCAGCCTAACGAAAACCCACCCCCATGGGGTTCAGAAATCACCCACCCGCACCTCAGGGCATTGGCGTTCCCCCTCCCCGAACACCCCCCCCGCCCCCCGGGCAGCGAAAGGAGGCCACGATGGCTCGTAAGTCGCATTTGCGTGGCGTCGCGCCCGGTGAGGTGGCGGAACCTCCGAAGGAGCCACTGTCGCTGCTGGATGCTGTTGCGTCAGGGGACCGGCTGGAGATTCTGAAGGCGCAGCGGCAGATCATCGCCGAGGGTCTGATGAAGGCTGGTGACAACACTCGTCCGCAGTATTCGAATGAGTTGACGAAGCTGTCGAATGCGATTGCAGAGGAGGAGTCGCGGCGCTCCGCGGAGTCGGATGAGGCGTCGGTGGTCGCGGAGCTTGAGGTCGAGCAGTGGGATGGAACCGGGTACTGATCGTCGGCGAACGAAGTTGTCGGAGGTCGCCCGACATGTAGTGGCCCCGGTTGGGATCGTCGGTTCGGAGTGGCCGTCGGTGCGGAAGACGTGCCGGCGGTTGGGTTGGGATTTCGACGGCTGGCAGGACGGCGCGTCGATGCTGATCCTGTCGCTGAATGCCGACGGCGAGTATGCGGCGGACACGATCGTCATCAGCATTCCGCGGCAGGTTGGCAAGACGTACATCATCGGCTGCATCATCTTCGCGCTGTGCCTGATGAAGCCGGGACTGAAAGTCATCTGGACCGCGCAGGTGAAGGACACCGCGCTGGAGACGTTCGAGAAGTTCTACGACATGTCGCGCGGTCCGAAGGTGCAGCCTCACATCGAGGCGACGCCGAAGGGCAAGGGTGACGAGGCGATCGTCTTCACGAATGGCTCGAAGATTGAGTTCGGAGCTCGTGACTCCGGGTTCGGCCGCGGCCGAACTGATGTCGACGTGCTCGTCTTCGACGAAGGCCAACATCTGTCACTCCAAGCCCTGGAGAACATGGGTGCCGCGCAGAACGTCGCCGAGAACCCTCTCTGCCTGGTGATGGGGACTCCGCCGCGGCCACAGGACAAGGGCGAGTTCTTCTCGACGATGCGCCAGGAGGCGATCGACGGAGAGTCGGACGGCACGTTGTACATCGAGATGTCGGCTGACCGTGGCTGCGATCCGATGGACCGGGCGCAGTGGATGAAGGCGAATCCGTCGTTCCCGCACCGAACGTCGGAGCGGGCGATGCTGCGGCTGCGGAAGAAGCTCCGCAACGAAGACTCGTGGCGGCGTGAGGCGCTCGGCGTGTGGGATGACGTGTCGTCTCACCAGATCGCGGTGAAGATGTCGCGATGGGCTGAGCTTGTCGATGTCGGGCCGGCGTCGGGCGTGAAGCCGGATGCGCTCGCCGTCGACATGTCTCATGCCCGAGAGATCTCGATCGCCGCATGCTGGATCGAAGGCGAGTCGGCCCACGTCGAGGAAGTGTGGCGAGGCACCGATGAGGCGGCGGCGATCGACTGGGTAGCTGACCGCGCGGGACGGCGCATGCCGGTTGTGATCGACGATGCGTCCCCGGCGGCGTCCATGCAGATCGAATTGAAGCAGCGCGGAGTGAATGTGGCCCGGTCCGGCGCGTCGGACATGGCGCGCGGCTGTGGACTGATGGCGTCGCGACTGAAAGCGGGAACGCTGACGCACGCGGGCCAAGAGTCTGTCAATGAGGCCGCCGAGGGCGCCCGGAAGCGGCCGATCGGAACAGCCGGGGGCTGGGGCCTCGATCGCAAAGACTCGACGGTGTCGATCTTCCCGCTCGTTGCTTGTGTCCTCGCACTACTGGGGGCGACGAAGAACCACAAACCTGGGCGCGACCCGGACCGACGATCAGTCAGGAAGGCGGTGTAGATGACTACTCCGGCTATAGCTCTGCCGACCTTGACGTTGTCGAAGGCTGAGGATGAGACGGTCGGGGCTCTGCGGAATCGTCTTGCTGCGGTGCGTACGGCGAACCTCGATAAGTCGAAGTGGTATGAGGCGAACCAGGATCCGAAGGACCTGGGTATCGCGACGCCGCGCGGCATGTCGGAGCAGATCCAGGCAGTGCTGGGTTGGCCTGGCACGATCGTCGACGTTCTGGAGGAGCGCCTGGAGTTCCGCGGCTGGACCTCGGCCGATGGCACACGACTGGCTGATGTGTTCCGCGACAATCAGCTCGGCGTTGAGTCTGGTCGCGGCCATCTGGACACGCTGATCTACGGCGTTGGGTTCGTCGCGGTGGGTGTCGGTGACGCGTCGATTGGGGAGCCTGAGGTTCTGGTCACGGCGGAGTCGACGGAGTCGTGCACGGTCGACTGGGATTACCGCCTGCGTCGTGCCCGGTCAGCGCTGTCGCAGACGAGCGACGAGTACGGCACGGTCGTGATGGAGACGCTGTACCTGCCGAATGAGACGATCCGTTTCGAGAAGACTGCGGGTGGCCGGCTCTCGGTCGTCGCGCGCGATGTCCACAATCTGGGTCGGGTTCCGGTGGCGCGCATGCTGAACCGGGATCGGGCGTCGGATGTGCAGGGGCGTAGTGAGATTACCCGCGCGATCCGCTATTACACGGCGGCGGGCGCGCGGACGCTGACGGGCCTTGAGGTGAATCGCGAATTCTACACGACGCCGAAGTACACGGCCCTCGATGTGGATCCGGCGGTGTTCGGTCTCGATGAGGGAATGTCGGAGCAGGCGAAGCGGGATGCGAAGTGGCGGTCGACCGCGGGGAACATGAATGTGATTCCGCCGCAGATCGATCCTGAGACCGAAGAGCGTGTCACGCCACAGTTGCATGAGTTCCGTCCGTCGTCTCCGGCGCCGTTCAGAAGCCAGATCGAAACGTACGCGCAGCTGGTCGCCGCCGAGGCTGGCATTCCGGCGCCGTACTTGGGGTTTCAGGTTCCGCAGGGGACGTCGGCGGATTCGATCATCCAGCAGGAGTATCGGCTGGTGAAGCGGGCTGAACGGCGTCAGGCGTCGTTCGGTGCGGCGTGGCTTGAGGTTGCTCGCCTGGCTTTGATGATGCGTGGCGAGTTCGATCAGGAGGCGTTCCGTGAGGTTGGTGTGACGTGGCGGGACGCTGCGACCCCGACTAGGTCTGCAGCGGCCGATGAGGCAGCCAAGCTGATCGGGTCCGGTGTGCTGCCGCCCAACTCGTCGGTGACATACGACCGGGTGGGCCTGTCTCCTCAGGAGCAGCAGCGGTTGGAGTCCGACCGGCGCAAGTCGTCTGTCGTGGACCTGATTGGGAGACTCGGGTCGACGCCTGCAACCACACCGGCACCTGTGACTGAGACACCCGTCCAGGTCTGATGACTCCGCTTGAAGTCCGAGGACTTCTGGACGAGCTGGATCGCCGTCTCGGTACCGAACTCGCGGGGTTCTGGCGAACCATCGCAGAGGCGGATCCGGCACAGTTCCGGACACTTCTGGTGGAGGCGTACCCGGAGATCGTGACTCCGTACGTCGCGGCAGCTGCTGATCTCGGGACCGTCTGGTACGACGAGACGCCGACGACAACGAACTACCGAGCCGTCCCAGCCGAACCGATACCCGTCGAGCGACTGACGCAATCTGCACTGTGGGCGCTCAACGTCGGCACCGCGGAGACCGGCCTCGATCTGCTGACCGGATCCGCGACCCGCGCGATGTACGACGGGATGCGCGAGACCGTCGTCGAGAACGTGACCCGCGAACGAGGCGCCCGCTGGTATCGGCACGCGTCCGCAACAGCGTGCGGGTGGTGCCGCATGATCGCGACACGACATGTCGGCGACGGCGCCACCTTCTATCGCTCAGCAAAGGCCGCCGGCGACGGGAACCGCTACCACGATCACTGCCACTGCATGGCAGTCATGATCCGGCCAGGCCAGACGCCGGAGCTGCCGTCGTACATCGAGCAGTGGAACGATGACTACCTCGCCGCGCGCAAGGCTGGGGCCACCGACCCGAAGGACATCGCGAAGGCGATGGACAATGCGCCGACCGGCAAGACGACGGTCACTCGGGAAGCGCGCGAGGCTGCAAAAGCGGAGAAGGAAGCAGCGAAGCTGCGGGGCAGCGCGGCGGGCGGAGGGCGCCCTCCGAAGGATCCGGGTGCATCGCGGTCGACGGGCTTCGGGGACCCGGAGGAACCGGAGTGGAGCGGCCACACCAAAGGCTATGTTCACCCGCACCAACAGCCGATCTGGACCGAGACGGAACGGCAGGCGCGGCAAAGCAGCCTTGGGATCAAGCTGAACGGCGAGCAGCTGTATCAGCACGAGATCGAGACCGTCGAGCGGGCGCAGCGTAACGGCTGGAATATCCAGGAGTGGATCCCTCGACGTGTTGACCCGAAATCCGGACGACGTCTACCGAGTAACGATTTTCCAGTCGATGTCGACGGAGTCACGATTGAGGTCGACACGAAGGCGACCAGGGCCAAGTACGCGACGATCAAGAAGCACCTGGCGGACAGCGTCAAGCAGGCGAAAATCGCGAGGTCATACGGTCTCGACCTGCAGAAGGACTACTTCCTCGTCGATCTCGGTAAGCAACCGCTGAACGAGAAGCTGAGGAACCAGCTGGCAACGTACAACCGGCGAAATCCACACAACCGGGTGAAGGGACTATGGGTCTTGTCGGAGGACGGCGGGAGCTTCACTCGGATTGACCTGCTCACGTAGGGCATCACATGGTAATATCTGTGGTGCAGGGTTCCCACCCCGTTCAAGCCGCGAAATAATCGGCCGTCAGAACGAGCGGGCATGGGGCCCTGTTTCACGTCTCGGGGGATGACGACGCTGGTGCGTCACCCGGACTGTAAATCCGGTGCGAAAGCGCGGCAGGTTCGATCCCTGCCATCCCCACTCGACCACTGCTGAAACCCCCGACACTGTTGTGGTGCCGGGGGTTTTGCATATCCGCCGACTTCCACCCTGGTGGTGAAGGCGCGCGGCCGGCGCTCAACAGGCCACCGAGACCACCCCAGCCGATCGGGCTGGGACTGACCACTCGATTGGAGTGATCATGGGCGATTCGCTCACCCCGCCGGCTGACCCGGCAACCCCGTCCACGCCCGCCGCTCCGCCCGCATCGGCGGAACCGGAGCGACTGCCGGACGACCATCCCCTGGTGACCGCGTTCGCGGCCCAGAAGAAGAAGAACGAGGAACTGCAGCAGCAGCTCGATGCGGCGAAGAAGGGCAGCGCCCCGAAACCCGCACCGAAGCCGGAACCGAAGGCTGACAGTGACGATGTCGCCGATCGGATCGCGGCACTCGAGCAGCAGCTCGCCGACGAGAAGACCGCCCGCGAAGCCGCCGAAGTCTCGGCACTCCGCACCCGCCTCGGAGCATCGCTCCCCGCAGAACTCGTCGAACTCCTCACCGGCACCACCGAGGAAGAGATCAAGGCGCAAGTCGACAAGCTCGCGCCGCTGATCAAGACCTCCTCGGGTCCGCAGCCGAACCCTCAGCAGGGCACTCCGCCCGGCAAAACCGGAGGCTCCATTGCTTCCGGCCGCGACCGCTACAAGCAGTCGCACAGTTCCTAACCGCGTGCAGACGACAGTCGTCTGCACTGATGAGCACACGAAGGAGTGTGATCACCCATGACCCAGCTCGCCCCGCGCACTGAGTCTTTCGGTGCAGGCGACCAGTCCTGGCTCGGCTCGCGCCACGGCACCGACGTCGCCAAGACCGTCACCCTCAACCCCGCCGCATGGTCGGCCAAGATCGTCGACGGCCGCATCAAGTCCGGCGAACCGTACGCCATGAAGTCGGGTCTCGCCGTCCCGTACGACGCGACCAAGAGCGACGGTTCCGAAGTTCTGGCGGGCTTCGTGTTCACCGATCAGCCGGTCGACGCTGCTCGCGGAAACATCGCTGCACCGGGCGTGTGGCATGGCCGCATCATCCTGTCCAAGCTCCCGAGTACGGTCGCTGCTGACGCGACCCAGTCGGGCCAGTTCCTCCTGGAGGCCTGATCATGGCGACCCTCTACACCGAGACCATCACCCCGTCCGAGCTGACCGGGTTCGCCCGCGCCGCACAGGAGGACGTCGAAGCCCGAGGCGGAACCCTCGCCCGCTGGCTGCCGAACACGGGCGTGAACGACGTCGTCGTCCGCACCGTCGTCGGCAAGGACGGCGCCGGGCAGCTCGCCCAGTACCGCAGCTTCGACGCCGAGACCCCGATCGGGTCGGGCGGTCAGGCCGAGCGGAAGATCTTCGAGCTCCTGCCACTCGGACTGAAGGAGCGGATCGGTGAATACGATCAGCTCCGCGCCCGCGGCGGCGACGGCGCAGCGATCGCCCTCGGCGGCATCGAAGCCGCGACCATCCGCACCGTCCGCGCGATCGCCGACCGCCTCGAGGTCGCACGCGGTCAGGCACTCGAGACCGGTGGCCTGTCGATCAACGAGAACGGCATGGTCCAGACCCCGTCGTTCGGTCGCCCCGCCGGGAACACGGTCACCGCAGCAGTCCTGTGGGACGCCGCATCGGGCACGAAGATCCTCGAGGACCTCCTCGCCTGGTGCGAGGCGTACGCGGACGCCAACGACGGCATCGCGCCGGGCGCGATCGTCCTGTCACGCAAGATTCTCAACGTGATGCTGCGAGACGAGGGCATCCGTGGCCTCGTCGCGACCGCAGCCGGAGCCCCGCAGATCGTGTCGGTCGACGTCCTCAACGGCGCCCTGTCCGCGCACGGACTGCCGCCGATCTACGTCTTCGACCGCAAGGTCAAGGGCCAGCGCGTCACCTCCGACAAGAAGGTGTTCCTGCTCCCCGAGGCCGTCGACCCCAACAGCGGATCGAACATCCTCGGCGCAACGTTCTACGGCCCGACCCTCGAGTCGATGGAGCCCGAGTACGGCATCGGCGCATCCGAGCAGCCCGGCATCGCGGTCGGCGCCTACAAGACCAAGGATCCGATCGGCCTGTGGGTGCACTCGAACGCGATCGCCCTGCCGGTCCTGGTCAACCCGGTCGCCAGCATGGTCGCCACGGTTCTGTCCTGATGAAGATCCGTGACGACCTCGAAGGCGTCGTCTACGCCGGAGGTGTGGTGCTCGCTGCAGGTGACACCATCCCCGATGGTGTGACAGTCGGCGACCACCTCACTGCGAAGGAGTCGGTCAGTGCCAGCACTGGCAAGCCTCGACGACGTGGAAGCACGTCTCGGGCGACCGCTGACGAGTGACGAGACCGAGCGGGTGTCGGGGCTTCTTGATGAAGCCTCGGCATCCGCTCGGGCCTGGATGGGATGCAACACCGATCCAGATCCGGTGCCCGACGATGTCGCACTCGTCGTGTCCCGGATGGTCGCAAGGATCATCGACGCACCACCGTCATCGGCTCAGGTTCCGGCGCATATGGATCAGTTCTCGCGGTCGATGGGTCCGTACTCGTCGTCAGGCACGTTCACGGAGGGCTCCACGTCTGGGTCGCCGTGGCTGACGAAGGACGACAAGCGGATCCTGCGCAGGTTCGGGTGCCGCGGCAAGGCGGCGAGCTTCCAGACATGGTGAACTGGCCTGTCAGCCCGCGCGACCGCATGATCGTCGACGGCGTCGAGTACGAGGTCATCGGCGAACCAGAACGCTACGACCGGTCACCGTTCGGGACGATCGAATCGTTCCCGACGCCGTTCACTGTCGGACACAGGATCTTCGACGCCAACGGCGAGGACGCGCACGGTAACCCCGTCGAGTCCTGGTCCGCTCCGGTCGAGCGTGCAGTCCACGGTTGGGCGGCGCCACGCACGGACGAGCCGAAGCTGGCCGGCCATGACCGCGACATCGTCGAGATCGAGCTGTACGCACCGGAGTGGCGTGTGATCAACCTGCGGAAGGTGAACGGGTGATCGAGATCGTGACCGGCGCCGAGGTCAACGAGGCGACCGGGAAGCTTGAGGAGGTGTACGACACGTTCGACGGGCCCGAAGTCACGTGGGTGACCGAACCGTCCGGTGTCCTCGTGGTGATGGAGCGTCCAGGGAAGCTGTGGGTGGCGTACGCGCCGGGCTCGTGGCAGAAGGTGAGGTCCGTGTGAGGATCGACTGGAACGTCAAGGGCTTCTACGAGCTCAGGCGTGATCCCGGCGTGATTGCTGAACTCGAGTCGCATGCTGAGCGGATCTGCGCTCGTGCGAATGCGATGGGCAAGGGCACGTATGCGACCGGCAGTCGGCAGGGCATGATGCGGCCACAGGGACGCTGGCGTGCCTCCGTCGTCACCGCCGACGCGAAAGCCATCGCCGACAACGCGAAGAATCACACGCTGATTCGAGCGATGTCATCGTGACCGCGCCGCTCGCCGAAGCGATCCGGGTCCTCAAGGAGGGGACCGGACTGCCGACGTCGGGGAAAGTCCCGAATCCGCGGCCCTCATCGTTCCTGCGGGTGGTTCGGGCCGGCGGTCAGCGCACCCGCGCGGTCGATCACATGCTGCTGATCGTCGAATGCTGGGCACCAGACGGGCCAGCCGCCGAACAGTTGGCCATCAAGGTGAACGACATCCTCGCCGCGGCGCCATACACATCGGAGGCGATCATCCTGTGGGGTGATGGGGACCGCGGCGTCACCATCGCAGACAACCCAGACCCTGACATCACGACACAGCACCGGTGGACAGTCACTGGTCCACTGCATTGCTTGACCTTCTGACACAACTGAATAGACCCTTCGGCTCCTGACCAATCTGCCTAAGAAGGGGCAAACACCATGGGAATCAAGGACACCTACTCGGCGAAGTCCGCCGGACCTCAGGGTGGCGTCGCATTCGTCGCCCCGGTCGGGACCGAGCTGCCGACCGACGCCACCTCGGAGCTGCCTGCCGCGTTCCTCGCAGGAAACCTCGGCGTCCTCACCGACGAGGGGCACCTGCGGAAGATCACCCGCACGTCGAACACCGAGAAGGACTACGACGGCGGCGACTACATCATCAACCAGAACGAGTACGGTGCCACGTACGAGTTCACGGTCTACGACGTCGACCTGGAGTCGGTGAAGAACCTGCTGTACGGCGCGCACAATGTCGAGTTCATCCCGGCGGATGCGACCCACGGCAACCGATACAAGGTCACGCACAATGCCGACGAGCTGCCGCTGCAGTCGTTCGTGTTCTGGACCAAGTCGGGCAAGAAGAAGGCTCGCGACGTCATCCAGTACGCGAAGGTCGATGAGCTCGGCGAGATGCCGTTCAAGACCGGCGAGGCATCGAAGGTGAAGGTGACGCTGAAGGTCACCAAGAACGACGACAACGACTACATCTACGAGTACGGCGACGACGGTGAGACCGCGCCCGGACCCGTGACCGTGAAGGTTGTCGCGACCGGCGTGTGGCGTTTCGGCGTCGGCGGACAGCTGTCGGCACCGCTGTCGGAGACCTCGACCAACACCGAGGTCAAGGCGGCGATCGAGGCAATCGCCGGAGTCACCGGCACCGTCAACGTCACCGGCGCGACCGTCGGCACTTACGACGTCAGCCTGTCGGACGGCGGCACCGTGTCGGTGAACGGTGCGGCGACGCTGTCCTGACCCGTAAGACCTGGCCCAGCGGGGTAGTCATACCCCTCTGGTCAGGAGCCGATGCCCCGCTGGGCCGGGCTCACTCCTGACCACCACCATCCATCCCGACAAACAGAAGGCTCCTGACCAATGGCAAAGCACATCATCACTCCGGCGGACTCGCCTGACGTGCAGGTCGAGTTCGAGATTCCCCGTGCAGGGAAGGCTCCGCTCGAGTTCACTGTGCCACGGATTGACTACTCGGCTGACTTCGAGAAGAGGCTGGCTGATTGGGCTGGCGAGCGGATGAAAGTGACACAAGACGGGGATGGCGCTGATGTGGTGCCGGATCCGATCAGTGATCGAGAGGCAATCATCGCCCAACTCCGAATCGCCGGAAACCTCAAGGCTGCGACAGTCAAGCAGATCGAGACGTTGACGAACGGTGAGCTGAATCAGATCTACGGGATCTGGACCGAGCAGTCGAAGGTCACTGTGGGGGAATCCGAAGCCTCCGACTCCTGATAGAAGGGGATCACTCGGGGGCGATCAACACAGATCTCCGATCCAACGGGTTCCCTGGCGTCGACTGGGCCGGAACCATCCACCTCTCCTGGTGGGAGCTGCAGCAGTTCATCCTGAATCTGCGGCAGGACAAGACGTCTGCGCTCTACCGGGCACTCCATCCCGACGATTGGATGTGGGCCGACGTCGACTCACTCCTCCTCGCCGAGATAGCGACCGCGGTCACCAACCTGCGGTGGATGGAAGCGATAGCGCGAATCGGTGATGAAGAGGAGTTGCCGCAAGGCTGGGAGCTGCGGGCTTACGGTCCAGCTGACTCTGGAGGGGATATTGATGCTGAAACGGGCAACGAACAGTCGAAGCTGGACCTGGCGCGAGCAGCCGCAGCTGAGCTCCTCGCCTAACCGTCACTGAGCTGGCGGAATGTCCCAAGTCCAACCTGCGGTGTCGAAGTAGTGGAGAGACAACTTGGTCGAATCTGCGGGCACAGCAAACACCATCTCGCCGCGGCCCTTTTCGCCGATGCCGAGAGTGGTGTGGAACGGCCCGTAGACAGAGGTGTCTCCGTTGGGAATGCAGCCATACTCGGTCTTTACTGGGGTGACGTATCCGTCATCCGATACGCCGTTCCAGAACTGAGAAATCAGTACCCCAGCAGGTGAACTGCGCGGTGTGACTCCGGGCATCGGCGCCTGCGCATTCGCATCGACCTTGACTCGAATCAGTCGATCATCCGGCTTCAGGTCGTCGAGCGCGTATGACGAGCACTCCGAACGATCTACCGGCGAAATCTCAGTGACCTTGAAGACCAGAGGGCAGTCCTCGCTTTTGGCGTTACATCCCCAGTAGGCCTTCTCGCCCACGGCTTTGTGTACCGGCTTGTTGACGTCAGCTGACGCAGACGGTGTTGCCGCTGCCGTCGTCGGGCTTCCTTCATCTTGCGACGAGCACCCGGCGATTCCAGACACGGCAGTTGCGGAAGCAACTAGCGCGATCGCGACCTTCTTCATGCGCGGGATCCTATCGCGCCATTCGGACATTCCACCTTGCGCCCTCTCGCGCTCATCTGATCGGAGGACACTCCTGTGACTGAACTGGCCGTAGGGTACGTCAGCCTCGTCGCCACGACGGACAAGATTCCGCCCGCCGTTCGGAAAGCACTCGGCCAGGCCGAAGGCGAAGCTGAGAAGTCCGGCAAGGCCATGGGATCGAAGATGTCTGGGGCGCTCGGAAAGGCGCTCAAGACCGGCGGAGCGGCAGCGGCGGCCGCGGGTGTCGCAACTATCGGCACTGCCATGGTCAAGGGCTTCCAACGGCTCTCTGCGATCGATGACGCGAAGGGTAAACTCGCCGGCCTCGGTGTGACCGCTGCCGACACGTCCAAGATCATGGACAGCGCCTTGACGGCCGTCCGCGGCACCGCATTCGGGTTGGGCGATGCCGCCACAATCGCGGGCAACGCGGTCGCGGCCGGGATCAAGCCGGGCCAGGAGCTGACGAAGTACCTGTCGATGACTGCGGATGCGGCGTCGATCGCGGGTGTCTCCCTGTCCGATATGGGGTCGATCCTGAATCAGGTCCAGACGGGCCAGATGGCATACACCGACGATCTGAATCAGCTCGCTGACCGCGGCATCCCGATCTATCAGTGGTTGGCTAAGGAAGCTGGTGTGACCGGCGCCGAGGTCAAGAAGATGGCGTCGGACGGGAAGATCTCGTCGGAGATGTTCTTCGCCGCGATCCAGAAGAACATCGGCGGTGCGGCCCAAGAAGCCGGGAAGACTGTCCGCGGCGGTTTCCAGAACATGATCGCCGCGCTCGGTCGTCTCGGCGCTGCGGCTGAGCAGCCATTCTTCAGCCGACTTCCGGGGATGTTGGCGGGCGCAACGACCGCGATCGACAATATGACGCCCACGGTCACTCGACTCGCGGAAGCCCTGGATCAGAAGGTCTTCGAAGAGTGGGGGCCGAAGCTGCAGTCTGCGATGCAGGCGGCACGAGACTCCGGAGCTATCGATGAACTTCTGTCGACACTGAAGGGAATGGCCCAGGCTGGCATCGACGTGATGCCAGCGTTGACGGGCATCGGTCAAGCGCTGGCTCAGGCGTCAGCGACGATCGGTATCGGGACCTGGCAACTGTTCCTGACGACCCTGCAGGCAGCAACGGGCGTTCTGAACATCATCAATCCAGGCCTGCAGACGCTCGCGGATCTCATGAAGGCGCATCCGGCACTCGTCACCGCAGCACTTGGCGCTTGGGTCGGATTCAAGACCGTTCCAGGGATGATCTCGAAAGTCAGCGACGTCCTGTCGCCTTTGACCTCTCGAGTGACTGGAGCTCGCGACGCCTTCAAGGGCTTCGGCGAGCAGATGACGCTACAGCGGACACTGGCGGCCAACAACGGAATCGAGTTGGGCCGATTCGGCGGCGCTATGGCCGTGGTCCGGACGCGAGCATCGGGCATGCGGCAGGCACTGCAGGGTTCGCTGGATGTCTTGGGCGGGCCATGGGGAGCCGCCGCCACAGGCGCGACCGTCGCAGGCGGCCTCCTCGTAGCTTCATTCCAGCGTCAGAGCCAGATCTCGGCTGAGTATGACTCCGCAGTGAAGAAGCTGACCGAGTCGCATTACGCGCTATCCAAGGCTCTCATCGCATCCCAGGGCGTCGCGACGGAAGACGTCATGAAGATCGCGACCCAGCGAGTCGATGAATACCGCGAGAAGACGGACGCCGCCGCGCGAGCTGACGGTAAGTGGCACGAGGTCATGTACGACGGCATCGGGAAGTTCCTCGGCCTGACGAAGGCCGGCGAAGGTCTCGCCGACATGAACGATCGAGCCGCCGCGAAGGCCCAGGGTGCTCAGCATGCATTCGATCAGCTCGGCATGTCCACGGAGGATGTGTCGAAGAAGCTGTATGGATCTCAGCGTGAGTGGAACATCTTGCAGTCGCAGTTGATGGCCATGGGTCCGGCGGGTATGCAGGCTGTTTCGGATCTTCGCGTACTGCGAAATGAGTTCGTGCAGCAGCAGAACATTGCAAAGCAGATGACTCCTGGGTTCACCGAGGTATCAGATGCAATCAAGACACTCGGAGACGAGTCGGCGTCTGCTGCGGACAAGCAGAAGGCCCTGCTTTCGGCGATGAATGCGCTGAATCCGACCAAGGATAAGGCCGAAGCGATGAAGCAGTGGGGCGACCAAGTTCGCTCTGCAGCCGATGCTGCTGCTGGGATTGATGGTTCGGCGTTCGACTTGTCGGGGAAGTTCGACGCATCGTCTGAGGCCGGCGGGAAGCTGTATGACGTCCTCAACGGTCTGGCAACGACGGCTGCAGATGTTGCTGCGTCGGGCGGCGACATGACCAAGGTTGCGCGCGAGCAGGATCAAATCTTTGAGCAGCTCGCTGCATCTACCGGCAGGACGAAGGAGGAGATCAAGGCGATCTACGACAGTATCGGCGGCAATGTCGTCGATATTGCGGTCAAGCTCAAGGGTGCTCCGGAGGCTATCCAGCAGCTCGGAACCATTAAGGCTGCGATGGACGCGAACCCTGATCTGAAGGAGTTCAGGCTCAAGGCGGAGGGGTCAGAGCAAGTTCGAGCTGCTCTGGACATGCTCAAGATCAAGATGACCACAACCCCGGATGGGAAGATCGTCAAGGTCGATCTCACTGGCGATGCTGGGGCAAAGCTGCAAGCAGTGATCGACGCGACTGCTCAGATTCCTGCTGGCAAAGAAGTTAAGGTCAACGCGCCTGGCGGGCAGGCGGTGTTTGATCTGCTTAAGGCGATGAATGTCGCCACAACCAGTGATAACGATAAGAACATCGTTGCTGATATCCCGAACGGGTCACCAGTTCTGGAATTGCTCAAGCAAATAGGTTACGAGGTTGAGACTCGTAACGGCAAGCAGATCATCGTCAAGGCCAACGACGATGACTACCAGGGCAAGAAGGACGAGTGGACCGCCCCGGCATACAAGACGTTGTATGTGAATGCGACGGTTGCTGGTATGGCAAGCACCGCTGGCGTGATGGATCTAAGCAATGCGATTCCTCACGCCGATGGTGCGATTGTCCCGTACGTCGACGGTGGTATTGCCGCGTCGGAAGCGTTTGCGAATGGTGGGCTGAAGGAGATCCGGAAGCCTCGACGCGCTGACATCTTCCAGGGCCGCGGCGCCGGGACGATCTTCGCTGAGGAAGAGACCGGCGGTGAGGCGTACATTCCGCTGGCTGCGTCGAAGCGGAAGCGGTCGACGGACATCCTCGCGACGGTTGCTGAGCGTTTCGGGCTCGGTCTGGTGCGGAAGTACGCGGATGGTGGGATCGCGTCGGCTGATGATCTGAAGCGGTTGGCGATGGGTGATGGCGCCCGGATGCCGCTCACTGGTGCCCCGTATGACTGGGGCGGCGTCAACTGGGGCGACTGCTCGGGCGCGATGTCTGCTTTCGCCCGGCGAGCGGTTGGCCTACCCCCGTTTGGCGGGCGGTTCGCTACCGGCAACGAGGGCGAGTACCTGGCGCAGTTGGGATTCCAGACGGGGTCGTGGACTCCGGGGACCCTCGGTATCGGCTGGGTGAACGGCGGTCCCGGCGGTGGTCATACCGCGGGCACGCTGCCTGACGGCACGAATGTGGAGATGGGCGGTTCGTACGGCGGCGGCATGGTCGGCGGCACTGTGGGTGCGAACGACGGACAGTTCACGAACCGAGCGTTCCTGCCGATCGGCAAGGCTGCGCCGAAGTTCGATCCATTCAAGCCGTTCCAGGACCAGTATGTGCCGGACCCGAACTATCGTCCCGGTCAGCAGTCGGGTAGTTACGGGTCGTCGACGGCGGAGCAGCCGAAGGGCGCGTCGCTGTCTGAGCGTCTTGGGAATGCTGCGTCTGCGTTTGTGTCGGGTCAGGTCCAGTCGCTGCTTGGTGTGCTGAGTGTCAATGATTCGCCGGGTGTGTTGGCGGCGATCAATGAGTATGAGTCGCAGCGGTCGCAGAGTAAGTCGCAGTCTCAGGGTCCGGTAACGGATCCGGGGACGACGAAGCCGCAGGAGGGTGAGGATACCGGGGCGAGCGCGAAGGCTCCGGACATTCCCGCCGCGCCGGCCGCGCTGACTGGTGTCGAGGCGATCAAGGCCGCGTTCAAGCAGGGGTTGCGTGAGGCGTGGCGGACTGGCGTCGAGTGGGATGCGTCGGACTGGATTGTCGGCAAGGAATCAAACTGGGATCCGAAGGCCCGCAATCCGTCATCGGGCGCGTTCGGCCTGGGTCAGTGGTTGGGGTCAACGAAGGATCAGTACCTGCCGGATGAGAACCCTGATCCGACTGTGCAGGGTAAGGCGTTCGATGCGTACGTGAACGACCGGTACGAGTTGCCGACGAAGGCGAAGGCTCACTGGGATCAGGAGGGCTGGTACGACGTCGGAGGCGTGATTCATGAGGGAACCACGCTCGTGAAGAACGGTCTCGGTCACAAGGAGACGGCGCTTCCGTTCGACCCTCACGACCTGAAGAAGTCGCTCGATCGCAGCAGTGATGACCGGGTGCTCGAGCGGTTGGATCGTTTGATTGCGCTGACTGAGCGGATGAATGAGCGGATCGGTGAGGGTGGCGACACCTTCAACTGGACCTCGAGTGGCAATTCCAAGCAGGACATGGACGAGGTGCAGCGTGCTCGTCGTGTCGCGAAACTGGCGGGAGTCTGATGCAGACCGCGAATATCGAGCTGATCGGCGATGACGATTCGTTCCCGGTGTCGGGGATCGGTTTCGGCGAGTCGGAGGGCATCAAGCTCGCGGAGGATCCGGAGGAGATTTTCGATACGGATTTCTCACGGGCGACGATCCCGGCGGGGATCGGTGGCCGGCTGGGGAGGACCGAGGTTCCGGTTCGTCATCTGGTGTTGCCGTTCAACATCACCGGTGATGTGTCGGGCGGGAATGTGCCGATAGAGGCGCAGATCGCCCGGTTCCGGAAGCTGTGGGGCTCACACATGCAGCCTCGCCGCGTGAAGTGGCTGTACACCAGCGAGGAGTCTGGTTCCCGCTGGTTGTGGCTCTATCTCGAGTCGAAGATCAAGTTCAACCAGAAGCGGGACTGGAATCTGGATGGTTTCGCGAAGGCGGTTGTGCAGGCGGTCGCGGTCGAGCCGCGGTATGAGTCGACGCCGCTGGTGGTGAAGGCCGAGAACCCATCGTCGGGGACGCACACCGTGTGGTTGCCGGTGTGGAATCCGACTGATCAGGAGGCGTGGCCAGACTGGTCTCTCGATCCGAAGGGTACGGCGTCGTTCTCGATCGCGGACTTCTCGTTCGGGCATGAGCAGGACATCGATGTCACGTGGACGCCAGGTCAGCATGCGAACCGCATGGTCGCGCTGAAGCCGATCTCGGTGCCGTGGTCGGTGCGCCCGGTCCGGTCGGGCGATGACCCGTATGTCGCGGCGGATCTGTCGAACGCGTCGGGGCTGATGGGTGGAGTGTTCCCGCTGTACAGCATTCCGCCGTACACGGGGACGCAGCAGAACCCGGTACTGCTGCCGGTGACGATCAACGGTCCTGCCGGGGCTGAGGTACGGCTGACACTGCGGCGCTTCTGGTCGGCCGAGTCAGGTCTCGAGTGATGACCGGCAACATCGCACCGTTCCTCGGCGGCAGCGTGGACGACTTCGCGTTGTGGGCTGAGGAGATCCGGCAGACACGCCTCGATCGGGTCGCTCAGCCGGCGCGTATCCGTTTGTTCGACGGCAACTGGATTGAGCGTGGCGAGGCCGTCGAACGTCTCGACGGTAGCGGAATGACCCTCAAGCTCAACGACACCGGATCGATCGTCGTCGAGCTTCCGATTGATCGGGAGGACCGCCGCGGCACCTACCTTGCGCATTGGGCTCTCGATCAGGATGCCCGCTCGACCACCAACATCCACATCATCGTGGAGAAGGATGGGGCGAGGATCGGTGGTCGCGCAGCTCCGGACAATGGCGTCACGCTGAAAACTGGCGGCGATCACGGCGACCGCGTCGTACTGACGTTCCTTGAGGACACTGAGGAACTGAAGAACGTTCATGTCGCGGCGAATCCGTTCTTGCCGGTCAGTTTGATTCAGCAGCCGAAGGTGCAGTTCTTGATCGGGCGGGCCGACTGGGTGCTTCCCGCGAGTCTGGCCATGAACCTCGCGCGCCTGCAGGTGTTCAACTTCGACATGAACAAGGACATCCTGGATCCGGCGAACTGGCTGGGCGGGATGTGGGCGCAGTCGCAGATCGTGGTGAAGCCGCGGCCGATGCGGAACTCGGTGGCGCCGGTGACGATCATGACGGGAACGATCAAGCAGTCGTGGTGGGAGATCGCGGCCCCGATTCTCGAGGATGCTGAGCTGCAGATCGTCACGCGACGCTTCCTGAATGGCGACCCGGAGCCGTGGCCTGGCGCAGGCACCAGTTGGCGTCAGGGAACCCTGTTCGTCGAGTTGGTAGACAAGTCCGGTTTCCGCACCGGTACATCGCTTGGCGGCAATCTGGCGACGGGACTGGTGCGGTCGATTGCGTCGGTGACTACGAATCGTGTGGAGGACCGGTATGACCTGCTGACGGGTGCGCCGGTCGATGACGGAAAGTACCGGCTGCCGGGGATCCTGGGGACGGCACCAGAGATGCCGTACGTCACCTACATCGACGGAGATAACTCCGGGATCAGCGGTTTCGAGTTGGTTCGGGGTGCTGGTGGCGCGTGCCGGATCACGGCAGGTGGCGAGTCGATGCCTGGCGTGAACGAACTCGGTGAGGCTGTTGTCGGGTATGCGGGCGACGTCTTGGGCGACAACATCAACATCGCAGGCTACGGCGTCGGTTCGCTTGGTTCGATCCTCAATGCGTTCTTGATGCCGATCTACAAGAACAGCGTGCTCGCGTACACGAGTGTGCCGTTGATCGATCGTGCCGCTCAGCAGGGCTGGGGGCATGCGCTCGAGACTGCGTGCACCAATGTGACGCAGGCGTACACGCCGGCCGCGTTCATGGACCTCCGGCGTCGTCGCCGCGAGACGGACCCGAAGACAGCGTTCACGTTCACGGTGCAGAACGCTATCCCGTGGATCATCGGCGACAACGGGTTCGGGCACTGGTGGCTCGGAGACCGTTCTGGTGCGACGAACCGTTACCTCGGCTCCCAAGTCCATGTTCAGCGGTGCACTGAGCTGACTCTGCCGCTCGACGGCAGCGGCGACTGGGAAGCGAAGTTCGGTGACGTCCGCGCCCATCAGGATCCGCTCGAGAAGGCTTTCGGACTGGTGGCTACGGCGATGGGTGCATTCAATCAGATGGGGGTGGCGTGATGGCGGTGGAGAAGCCTGGCGATCATGTTGATCCGGAGGTGCAGAAGCTCGCGCAGGCGTTGATGTTTGTCCTGATGACGGGCGGTTCTGCGCCGTATCCGATCCCGGCGTTCGAGGTGACGAAGATGGCGCAGCTCGCGTTCGAGTGTGGGGTGCGGCAGACCGAGCAGAAGGCCGACAGTATCGAGTTGCCGGGATGGATTCTGCAGGGAATGCGGGAGCAGTCTGTGGAGTCAGTTCCGGAGCCGAGTGTGGTGGGGGAGCAGAAGACGGATCTGGTGTGCTGCGCCCCGGATCTGCCCACCGAGATCCCGGAGCATCTGATGGGTGCCATCGTCAGTGAGCAGGAGAGTGAGCAATGACCGAGAAGGTGCTCGACTACGACCGTGGCATCGTCGCGCAAGAGACTGGATATTGGTGCGGTCCGGCGTCGACGCAGATCGTCCTCGATTCGCGCGGTATCAAGGTCGCCGAGCGCACCCTTGCTGGCGAGATCGGGACGCACACGGGCGGCACTGACCACATCGGCCTGATTGCGCCCGTCCTGAATCGGCGGGCGCCCGGCGGCGGGTACGCGGTCATCGGGATGCCGAATGATCCGCCGCGCCGCGATCAGGTGGACGCGCTGTGGGATCACCTGGTGCGGGGAGTGGATGCGGGTTGGGGTCTGGTCGCGAACATCATTGCGCCGCCGTCGAACTACCCGCGCGCCGTGCCGCCGTCGACTCTGAACCTCCGCTATGGCGGGGGCACGGTCTACCACTACGTCGCGTTGATGGGGTACTCCGACCAAGGACAGCGGAAGGTGTGGTGGGCTGATCCCGGGTTCTCACCGCACGGATGCTGGGTGTCGCTCGAGCAGACGGCGTCGTTGATCGCTGGTAAGGGCTATGCGTGGCCGTCCGCGGCGCAGGCTGCCCCTGCTCCGGTTCCTCGTCCGCCGGCACCTGCGGGCGGCATGACGGCTGATGTCCTCGCGGAGGCGATGGGCTGTTCACGGTCTCGGGCCGCCGAGATGCTTCCCGGGATGCTGGGTGCGATGCAGGCTGCGCAGATCACGACCCCGCTGCGGGCGGCGCACTGGTGCGCGCAGATCGGCCACGAGTCTGTCGGCCTCGTTTACATGGAGGAGATCGCGTCCGGCGACCAGTACGAGTGGCGCACGGACCTCGGCAACAACCAGCCGGGCGACGGCAGACGGTTCAAGGGCAGCGGCCCGATCCAACTGACCGGCCGCCGCAACTTCGGCCTGTTCAGCGAGTGGTGCTTCGCGAAGCGGTACACGACCTCGCCGACCCTGTTCGTCGACCACCCCGAGCTCGTCCGCAACGACCCGAAATGGGGTTTCCTCGCCGCGTCCTGGTACTGGACCGTCGCCCGACCTGCCCTCAACTCACAGGCTGACCGCGACGACCTCGAAGCGGTCACCCGCTCGATCAACGGCGGCCTCAACGGCCTCGCCGACCGCGGGGAGCGTCTCGCGCGCTGCAAGCGCCTCGGCGCGAAACTCCTACCCCCACAGACATCAGGAGGTCTGACCATGGAAGCCAGCGACGAACTCACCAAGCGGTTCCCGTCCCGCAGTATCTTCCGGCACTCCGACGACCCCGTCGACACGATGGCCGGATTCATCCTCAACATCGACGCCCGCGAGCACGAGAAGTTCATCCTCGACGCCGCGCTCGCAGGCGATGCCGCGGCGATCAAGCTCGTCGAGCGCGAAGCAGCCAAGGGCGAGAGCCGGTGCGTCGCTGCGCTCGCCAAGATCAAGGGAGACCGCAAGTGAACCTCGAACGCATCGTCGGCAACGTCCTCTCCGACGCACTCGCCCAACAGCCCTGGTGGAAGCGCTACGCCGGCACCGTCACGATGGCAGTGTCGGTGCTCGTCACCCTCGGCACCTGGATTCTGACGACGTATGCGGCGTCACTCCCCGAGACCGCGTCCATCGCGATCGGCGGCATTGTCGCCGTCCTGTCGGTCATCGCTGCGCGCGCCGTCCCGAACGGCATCACTCCGCGCGGCAACGAGCAGATCAAGCAGGCGGTCGGCTCCGAGTTGCAGCACTACACAGTGCAAGCTCGCCAGACCGCCGCGGAGGTCGTTGACCCCATCGCCGAGGCCGTTGCGCGAGGCTGGTCCGAGCACGACCCCCGCTACATCGGCATGACCGCCGTCGACGCCGCACGTTCCTTCCTCGCGGGCAGGACCGCCTGACTGATGCGGCTGCACGGACCGCGCCGCGGCGATTGGGTGCCGCTGCTTCCAGAGCGGACGCGGATGCTCGTCATCATGGCGGTCCCCGCCGAAGCGCTCTTCCGGTCCTACGACTACCTCACACCCGATGTGGACGGGACCAGCTCATCGCTGACGGTAGTGGAGCGGATGATGCCGATCGAAGCGTGGGGCGCAGTGTGCGGCATCGTCGCCGTCGTCACCTTGTGGGGACTGATCTTGCGGTGGCCGCGCACCGCGATCGCCGGATTCCGCCTCGGAGGCGCAACGTACACACTGCTTGCGGCTGGTCAGTGGATCGCCGTCTTCCATAACCCGTGGCTCGACGGCATACGCGGCGCCGCCATCGTCACTCTCTTCGCTCTGGCCTACTGGGGGCTCGCCAAGGGGTACACCGACCAGATCCGGAGCCGCTGAATGACACTCCCTACCGGTACTCCGTGGTGGGTAGCCATCATTATCATCCTGGCTTTCGGGCCGCCGGCGCTCGGGTCGAAGGCCATGGCTGCGGTTCCGGGTTGGCTCGGTTCGTATGCGCGCCGTCGGCGTGAACAGACCCCGGAGGCGAAGGCTGATCTGTCACTGTCGGCGGCGTGGCAGCGGCAGGACGCGGAGATCAAGCGCCTCGCTGATGCGTACGACGCGGTCGCTGAGGACTACAGCGAACTGACGGCGCGGGTGGACGCTCTGGACGAGAAGTTGACGGAGATGACGCGCCGATTCTGGTCGGCGATCGCGTATGTCCGGCAGCTGACGGCGGTGATCCGCCGAATCGACCCCGACCACAACATCCCTGACCCGCCAGACGATTTGGAGGCATACCTATGACGCTGCCGTTCATGGACTGGGACAACATGGATCGCGACGAGCTGGTGGAGACGGTTCTGATGCCCGACCAGCTCGGCACGGCGCTGCAGGACCAGTCGGAGACCAAGTTCGCCACCCAGTCCGCCGATCGCTTTCCGGGCTATGTCGACGGGACTCTCGCCGGCGGGCCGCTCGCTTCTGGTCCGCTCGGGATGGTCAACAAGATGTATGGCCGGTTTGTGTCCCGGGTGGCTCAGGCTGATCCTGCGACTATCGAGAAACCGAAGGACCTGCAGCCGCTGGTGCCGGGGTTCTTCAATCTGCCGTTGCAGGATCTGTTTGCTCCGCTGCTGAACGCGTTGATGGGCATTGGCGGAGGGGTCCTCGGCGGCGCCCTGTCGACCATTGCCAACTTCTTCGCTGGACGGTGGGCGCAGGTCGACGACTTGCACGACGGGCAAATGCAGCTCAACGATCGTGTAGACCTGCTTTCGCCACTGCAGGACTACGGGAGTTCATACGCCGGAACACAGAACTCTCTGTGGAACAAGGGCAAGATCCCTTTCGGTAAGCAGATCGGCCCGATGAAGAAATGTCACCTTGCGTCTGGCGGGATCGTGTTCGAAGAGCAGGGGATGTGGGATGTTCGCGCGAGGGTCACGATCACGAGTACGCCGCCACTAGTGGGTGCGTTCATCGACTGGGAGATTCGTGTCGTCAAGGACTCTGATGGGTCGATTTTCTCGGTCTCTAGGGACACTCTTGAGTCGAGTAGTGCGCAGTCGCGGGAGATCAACACCTCTGTGGTAGTGCCGACTGCCGGGTACCGCGCCGAAGTGTGGGTTACCAACATTGGTCCGGGTCGTCAGATCGCTGGCGGACCGGAACGGACCAGGCTGACGGTTCAGCATATTTCGCGGTCGACATCTTTCCAGATCGAGGGTTGAGGTATTCGAAATGACAATCATCCAGGACCGCATCGAGGATATTGCTGGAGCGGAGTTCGCGCAGGCTGTAACCTTCACCATTCCGCGCATCCGGGAGTCGGCATCAGGCGCGGCGATCGTCACTGAGCAGAAGCACCGGTTTCAGGTGACCGATGGTGGAGACCTCGTCACATCTAACCTCGACCCCGGACCAGCGACAGTCAGGATTGGCCTGAACTCGTATCAGATCACGATCCCGGACAGTTCTTCACCGATCCGTTTGTGGCCGTTGATCGACGCTGGGATGCCGGCACC